GAAACTCAACGCCGATGGACATGTGACCCGCCGGGGCCGGCCGTGGAATCCCGTGCAAGTTACACGGGTCTTGGAACGATCGGATTTATGACATTTTTGACCACCCTAAAAAAGGGCGGTCTGAAAAAGGATAGGGAATCATGGCGACCGTGTTTCGACCGAAAACCAGTACCTACAAATTGAATGGTTCGTGCCGGACCCCGGATGGTCATCGTGTCACTAAAAACACGCCCGGCGCGGTGCGAATCGAAGGCGGCCGGACGAAACACTACTACGGCCGTTATTTGCTTCCCAGCGGCAAAGTCGTGACGGTCAAGCTATCGACGGACAAGACGGCCAGCCGACAGATNNGGGACTATCGAAAGTACCTGACCGCCAAGGGCCGCCCGGCGGACTACGTCAACAAGACGTTGTTCCGCGTGACCGCCGCTCTGAACGGTTGCAAATTCACGATGGTCAATGACTTGCAAGAACAATCGACCGTTTATTCATTCTTGGGTAATTTGCGTGACCAAGGTAAGAGTCCGAAAACGGTGAACGACTACTTGGCCGCTCTTAAAGGCTTTACACGGTGGATGCGTCAAGACAAACGCCTCGTCGCCGATCCCCTGGCCGATCTGAAACGAATGGATCGGGTCGAAGGCGACGAATCCCACCCGCGCCGTGAATTCACGGTTGAAGAATTGGACCGATTGCTTGCCGCCGCTCGTTCGAGCAATCGAACGCTATGCCGACTGACGGGATACGAACGGTATGTCCTGTACATGACCGCCATCTCTACCGGTTATCGCGCCGGGGAATTAGCTTCCATGACACCGGAGAGTTTCGACTTGATCGGCAAATCGCCGGTGGCGCGGGTACGGGCATCATGCACCAAGAATAAACAACGTGCCGAACAACCGTTGCCGCCCGACGTGGTCAACATTTTGAAAGACTTCCTTGCCGATAAACCCGCCAAGCGACCGGTATGGCCCGGCCGATGGAAGTCGGAAGCCGCACAATTGATCCGAGCCGATTTAGAACTGGCCCGATCAACGTGGATCAACGAAATCAACGACGAACAACAATGCAGGGAACGTGAACAATCCGATTTCTTGGCGTATTGCGATCATGAGGGCCGGTATGGCGACTTCCACGCCTTGCGTCATTCGTTCATTACGATGGTCGGGAAGCTGCCCGGCATATCCGGCCGTGAACATCAAGACCTAGCAAGGCATTCAAGCTACTCGCTTACGTCCAAATATGCCCATTCGCGCGGTTATCACTTGCACGCTGCAATCAAACAACTGACCATCCCAAACGGCGAACGGCTGCAACCAACATCATTGGCCGCTACCGGCACCGATAATATCGTCGATGCGCCTTGCACGCGCCTTGCGCAAAATGTGAGATTTTCGGGGGGTCAGGAGAGACAACGAGAGATTTCTTCGGGGAAGGCCAACAATGCGAAAACCACTGGAAAACATGTAGATTCTGCTACGTTTCCATTGGTTTATGACGAACGCGAAAAAGTGGACCTGAGGGGATTTGAACCCCTGACCTCTTGAATGCCATTCAAGCGCGCTATTTATCAATTGTGCAAATCGTGCAAGTTAAGTTCGGCAAAGGCGGAATAAATTCCCCTGCTTCACCTTTGGGGAAGTCCGGCAAACTCGAAATACTGGCACCATGGATACGATCTCGACGCCCAGGGAGCTCGTGGACGCGTTTTTGCGTTATTACGACGCGCGCGTCCGGTCCGGTGAAACCAAAGAAAAGACGGCGGACTACTATCGGCACCATCTGGAAAAGTGGTTAAAGACGCTTGGGCGACGACTCCGCCTCGCTGATTTGAAGCCGTTTCACTTGAATCGCGGCGGCGAATCCTGGCATGAAATCCAGTCTGTTCAGAGGCTGTTCAATTGGGCCGTCGATCAAGGCTATCTCATCGCGAGCCCATTTACTCGCATCAAACGGCCGCCCCAGGGGCAACGCCAAAGGGCACTAACTCCGGCCGAAATTGTGCGATTGTTGAAGTTTTTGACTCGACCCAAGCGCTTATTTGTCGTTTGCATGCGGCACACAATTGCCCGGCCAGGTGAAATCCGTGGCTTGCGTTGGGAGCACATCGACTTCGATTCGAATTTGATTTGCTTGAAGACATTCAAAGCGAAAAATCGGCGTAAGGATCAGGTTTCCATTCGCGCCATCCCCATCGATCCTTACCTCGGGCGGATGTTACGCCGATGGCGAGATCGGCGGCGGCCGCTTCCCGGGGACTATGTGTTTCAGAGCCAACTTGGCATGCCATACACCAAGGATTGCATTCGTCGATCAATTGCCAAAGCTGCGAAGCGTGCCGGATTGCTCAAAGAAGGTGAAGAGCCGATCGTGCCTTACACCGTGCGACACACTGCGGCGACATTTGCTACCAAGGCCGGCATCCGCGATCGGATCCTCGCCACCATCATGGGCCACACGAGCACGCGGACCACCGCTCGTTATCAGCACTTGGACATTGCCGATTTGGGTGAGTCGATGGCCCGCGCAACCTCACGAGGTCGATAATGAAGCCTTTGTTTCCCTCGATTCGACACGCACGCCTCGAGCAACAGATTGGTGGCACGGCCAAGAAACGACCGAGCGCCGCGCGGCGCGGTTATGACTCGAAATGGCGCCGGCGGCGCAAGGAACACCTCGTCGCGAACCCTTGGTGCGTCGATTGCTTGGCCGAAGGCAAACGAGTCAAAGCAACTCAGGTCGATCACGATGTGCCAAAGAGTGCGGGTGGTGACGAAGATCCCACGAACTACAGAAGTCGATGCCACTCCCATCATAGTCGGAAGACATGCAAGCAAGATGGCGGGTTTGGCAATCCAAGACGGCCGACCGATCGCCGCTAAAATTGTCGTGTGAGAAAACCGTTATCTCACATTGTCCAATCGCCAGCCCTCGAGCCGTCGGCGACCGAACACAGTCAACCAAACACGTTGCCAACCAGCAAGGCTATCCCACTTGATCGCCCCGTGGCGGCAGGTCGGACATCGAGCGATCTTGTCGGACCCGATTGAACAGTCAATAACGAAACCAAACCAAGCGCAGGGCCAGCACGCCATTCGAATGAAAGCTGTTGATCGACTAATGGTTTTCATGCGGGCCGACCTCCATGTGCTCGCCAAGTGTAACGATCAACTTGTGACTTGCCGCATCCATGCGGCCGACCGATCGGCCCAGTGAAACCTCTGTTCTTTTTGTATTCAACAAATTTGACATAACAACTTACGGCGTTGGCAGTTATGAACGCCTTCGCCTGCCAAGATGGCATAGGGGGGCTGCCATTTCTGCGCCCTTGCGCCGAGACCGCGTGCCCCGTGTACAGACAATTCCGCAGGTAATGGAGGTCCGCGCCCACCATCAATGACTTAGGTCGAATTGCCCTCGCGCAATTGGTTGCCTGGCGTTTTGTCGTCGTCGTAACTTTCGATGATCATCGATCCATGGCACGACGTGGACCAGCACCAACTCCAACCAATCTCAAGAAACTGCGCGGCAACCCGGGCAAGCGGAAGTTGCCGCGCAAACAAATCCCCGGTACCGGCGAGCCGGCCGCATGTCCCGATTGGTTGTCTCCCGAAGCGAAACTGGAATGGTCGCGGATTCTTCCTTTGTTGGCGAAGATGGGGTTGAGCGACGCTGCCGATCAAATGGCGCTAGCGAGTTATTGCCAGTGCGCGGCCGAAGTGATGATTGCGACTAAGCAACTCAACAAGGAAGGTCGTTTCATCACGATCGTGGTCAGAGATCGCAAGGGTAAAAAGGTCGGCACTCGAATTGGAACGAACCCGGCCGTGGTTGTACTGCGTGAATCCTTGGGCAAGCTCCGGCAATACCTCGTCGAGTTTGGTTTGTCGCCGGCGGCCCGAGCGCGAATTGAAGTGGATCGCGACAAACCCGGTGATCGGAAAGCGAACGATGACCTCGGCGATCTGATCTTGCAATTCAATCAGCCGCCAGCGACGTGAGACAACGGCATCGCCCATGGCCTTTGATGCAACTACTGCCTACGCGGCCGACGTCGTCGCCGGCCGAATCGTCACCGGCAAACTGGTACGGCAAGCCTGCCAACGACACCTCGCCGATCTGAAGTCGGCCGAGGCCCGAGGGCTGCGCTGGGAGCCGGCCGCCGCCGAGATCGTGTTTCGGTTCATTGGTTTATTGCGGCATTTCAAAGCCGAGTGGGTGGGCAAGCCGTTCACCTTGGAGCCCTGGCAAAAGTTCATTGTCGGATCTTTGTTCGGGTGGAAGCGACAAGATGGCCGCCGGCGCTTTCGTTTTGCACATATCGAAGTGGCCAGAAAAAACGGCAAGACCGCCTTGGCCTCGGCGATCGCCTTAGTCTTGTTCGTCCTCGACAATGAGGCCGGCGCGGAGGTGTACACGGTCGCGACGAAACGCGATCAAGCCCGCATCACGCACCACTTCTCGTTGAAGATGGCCAAGGCCTCGCCGGCGATTCGCCGGCACGTGACTTTCCTCAAGAACGTCATCACTATCGAAGATCGCGATTGCAAGTACGAGCCGCTGTCGGCCGACGCCGGCACGCACGACGGGCTGAGCCCAAGCGGCGCGATCATGGACGAACTGCATGCTTGGAAGCAACGCGAGCTGTGGGACGTGATCGAAACTGGCATCGGCGCTCGGCGACAGCCGATGATGGTGATCACGACCACCGCCGGCTTTGATCAACATGGGATTTGGTGGGAACGCCGGCAGCTTGGCGTCTCCGTGCTTGCCGGCAGTGTCGCCGACGACGAGTTGTTCGCGTACATCGCAACTCTTGATGAGGGTGACGATTGGACCGACCCCAAGGTGTGGATCAAGGCCAACCCCAACCTCGGCGTGTCGGTCAAAGTCGCCGATCTCGCCGCAGTAGTTCGCAGCGCTCAGATCACGCCGGGCAAACAAGGTGCGGTCAAACGCCTGCGATTAAACATTCCCACCGACGTCGCCAGCGCCGCCTTCGACATTGACCGTTGGGATTTGTGTCGATTTGATTTCGACGAGGACGCTTTGACCGGCCGGCGGTGTTTCAGCGGCCTCGACCTCTCGAGCTATCGCGACCTCACCGCGCTCGTACATGTGTTTCCACCGGAAGACGACGACCCGGATGATCCGTATGTGATCCTGCCGCGGTTTTGGTTGCCGGCGGAAGACATCATTGAAAAGGGCCGCGCCGATGGTTTCGATTATTTTCAGGCCGAACTTGCCGGGGAGATCGAGCTGATTGAAGGTCGCGTCGTCGACGAGGATTTCGTTGAAGAGCGGATCCGTGCCGACGGCGAGAAGTTTGAAATCGCCTGCCTGGCCGTAGATCCGTGGCGGATGGGGCGGTTGGGCAAACGCCTCGAGGCCGATGGCCTGGTGATCAAAGGCCACCGCCAGGGGTTCGGCACCATGCCGACGTCGTTGAATTTCTTCGAAGCGCTCCTGGAAAGTAATCGCATCGCCCATAATGGGCACAAACTCATGCGCTGGTGTGTCGGCAACACGGCGGTCGAGCAGAATGCCGCCGGCGATCGTAAACCCAGCAAGCGCCGATCGGCGAAACGGATTGATGGATGCGTTGCTGCTATCATGGCGTGCGGCGCCATCATTGATGGCGAAGACAGCACGAGTATTTATGATCGCGGCGAATCGCTGGGTCTATAAGGAAGCACGCCTCAAAAACGCTCAAACATGACGCCCTACTTTTCTATCGATAGCAACCAGGTCGCGATCGTGCCGATGCCAGCCGCGGCCGCCAAGCTCGGCACGCCGCAACACATATCGAATCCCAATGTGCTCGAGGTCCTGTCGGTGTCGCCGCCGGCGGCCGGCATCCGGATCCATGAACGCAACGCGCTGTCGCTATCGGCGGTGTGGTGTGCCGTGAACCTCAAAGCCAACACGGTGGCACAATTGCCGCTCCACCTCTATCGCCGCAAGAGTGATGACAGCCGGGAAGTGGCCACGGACCACCCCATCCACCAGCGTCTCATCATGCAGCGACCCAACCCATACATGAGTTGGTTCGTGTTTACACGCACGTTGCAAGCGCACTTGGAAATGTGGGGCCGCGCCGCCGCGGAAATCGAACGCAACCAGGCCGGCGACGCGATCGCACTCTGGCCGATCATGCCCGACGAAATCACGCCCGACATAGATGACGCCGGCACGCCGTTCTATTGGTATTCGAACACCGTTCCGATCGAGGCTGAGGACATCATTTGGCTGCCTGGGCTCGGTTTCGACGGACTGTGCGGCTATTCGCCGATCGCCATGGCCAGGGAGTCATTGGCCGGCGTCGCCGCCGCCGAACGATACGGGCACAACTTCTTCGGCGCTGACGGGCGGCCCGCGGGACTTCTGAAAAGCAAAAAGAAGATCTCGGCCGAAGGCCGCGAGAAAATGCGGCAGGACTGGCGCGAGATTTATGGCGGCGGCGACAAGAG